CCAGTGATCGCCTCGTTGCTGACGCGGTTGGTCCACTTGCGACCGCCGCCGCCGTTGTACGCCGCGCGGACGTACAGCACCTTCCCGACGTTCGCCGGCAGCGCCAGCTCGTAGGTGGTTGTCGTGGCCGTGCCGAGAAGAACGTTCTCGCGAAGAAACCCGGATCGCCGAACCATTGCCGCGTAGCACTGGTTGGCGATCTGGATTGCTTCGTCTTCGTCGATTCCCTCGAACGTGGACCGATCAATGACCTGTCCGAGTGTCCAAGTCACGACTTACTTCTTCCCGCTGTCCTTGTTCGCGGGCTCCTCGGTAGCGCCGGGCTTTTCAGTTGCGGCCTTCGTCGTGCCGTCCGTCTTGGCGACATCGGCGTTCGTCTCGGCCTTCGAGAGATCGCCTTCCTCCTCGCCGGCCAGCTCGACGTTGGACCGCTCCGTGCCCACGTCCTTAGCCTTGCGGACGTTCACGAGCGCGGCCGTCGCAGCACCGACAACGGACGGGCGGTTGTGCCCCGCCTTCTCGTCGTCGAGCACCTGCTGAATCGCCTCGTCATCTTCGGCAGCGGTCGCCTCGATGATTGCCTCGATCTGGTCTGATTCGGTCGGCTTGATCGCGCCGATCTCGTTGCCTTCCTCGAAGAAGTCGAGATTGAATCCTTCGCGCTCGCGCAGGATCTCGACCACTTCCGGGTCGTCTGTCTCGAACCAGCCATCCGGCGCGAAGTCGGCGATCTCGCCGCCCTTCTCGATGCGGTGGCCGTGGTCGTCGTAGGCGATTTCCGGCGAGCGGATCGTCACGGTTTGAGCGTGACCGCGCGAGTAGAACCGCGTGGTGGTCTTCTTTGCAGTAGCCATTCGGATCTCCTAGCCGACGATGCCCTTGAGCACGCCGTGACGCCGTTCGAGTCCGAACTCCAAGCCGCATTCCGTGAGGTACTGGTCGAGCCGGTAGTCGGCGTCGGGCGGCTGGATGTTCGTCGAGATCGACGTGTCGCGGTTGTTGAGGTTGCGACGACGGATCACTCCGAAGTCGAGCAGGATCAGGTGCGACTTGTAGAACGCGGACTCAGACAGCAGGCGGTGAGGCGTGAAACGGACGATGCCGTTCGGCGTCTGGTAAGCCATGATCTTGAGCCCGTACACCGTGTCCGAGTCCGACTGCACCAGTTGCAGCTTTGAAACCGCGAGCTGGTTGATCGTGTCGAGCACGAAGTCCGATGCCATGCCGACGACCTGATCGGTCGATGCGTAGCGGCGGACGTTGCGCAGGATCGGGTCGAGATCGGTCTTGGCTGCGAGGGTCGCGCCGGCGGTCGAGACGTTGGTCTGAATGAAGTTGAGTGCTCCACCAGTCGTGCGCCTCGGGCCGGATCCTGTGTTGATTTCTGACGGCTTCGAGAACAGGAACGCAAGCTCCATGTCGCGCTTGTGCTCGATGCCCTTGTCGAACATCTTCTCGTCCCACGGCTTGTCGCCGTTGAGCATCTCGCCTTCCTTCGCGGTGTTCGTCATGCGAAGGGAGGTCTTGAAGATCTCCGTGTAGTTGTAGAGAATGGTCGGGTTCTCAGCGCGCGGAACAGCCGCGTTGTCGCCCTCCTCCATCGCCGTGCCGATACGAATCAGCTCGGCATTCGCCGGGATCGCAACAGCTCCGCCGCCTACGCCGCGAACGACGGTGAGCGGGGAAACCTGTCCGGTCGTGACGCGGAACACTTCTCCGGTGGCGGCAACCTTGACGGTGTCGCCGGCGTAGAAGACAGTCGGCGTGACCACGGGGACGGCGGTAATGACTCCGTCCGCGACGCCGGCCGCTGTGCAAGCGTCGGCGTAGACCGGGAGGTCTTTTTGCGACCACTGGAACTGCGGGTTGTGGGTGCCAACTGAACCGAGCTTTCCGGTGAGCACCGTGATCGGTGCGGCGTCCGGTTGCAGGCGGAGCAGTCCTTGACGCATGTCGATCTTGCGCAAGGTCTGATCCACATTCAGTGTCGTCACCTGGGGTGTAATAGGTGGCATTTCGTTCGCTCCTTGAACGGGTTGGATCTATCTATGACCGGCGGGAGCTAGCTAAAAAGCCTGCGCTCGCCGTGCGCCACGATCCGGTTCTGAACATCCTGCTCGAACTCGTCGTTGCTCTGGGATCCGGGTTGTGCCCCGCCGGTTCCCTCCATTCCGTCAGAGCCGCCAGCTCCTTCGGGCTTGATCTGTGCTTGCAGCTCCCGGTACTTCAACGCCTCGTGCGCGAGCGCAATATGCGCCGGCGACAGGTCTTCGGGAGCCACGCCGGAGTTGATCGCTTCCATCGCGGCAGCTTCGGCTACTTGCTGGTTTTGCAGCTCGGGGTACTTGGCCTCGATTGCTGAGGCCGCTTGAGCGTCGATCATCGTCCTCATCTGCTCTTGCAGCGGGCCGAGCGCTTGCTGCGTGCGGGCCTCGACCATCTGGTCGATTCCCTGCTGCAACTGGTCGGCGTCGATCTCCTGATAGCCGAGCCCGTCGTCGCCGTATCCCGCGTCCCCGAAGAAGTCGGGGAACGAGTCGAGATCCGGTTGCTCGGGTCCGGCTGGTTGCTCGGGGATGCGTGCGGCCAAGTCTTCGAGCCCCGTCGAAAACTGTGTCTGCATCTGGTCGAGTCGATCATTCAGCGGCGAGATGTCGAAACCGCTCGCTGCCGATTCTTCGCCTCCCTGCTCGCCGGCGTTGCCGGTTGCGGGGGCTTCGGTTGCTTGTCCTGCTTCCTCGGGCATGGGTTACGCCTCCTGCGCGTTTGCCAAGACCGCTTCCTTGCGGTCCCGTTCGGTGAACGTGTCCATCACGAGCTGCGGAAACGAGAGCACCCGGTCGAACCCGGTGGCGATCCCCGCCCCGCGCTCGTCGAACTCTCCCGTAAGCACGGCCGTTTCCGCGAACGCCATGAAGTCGCCGCCGATGACATCGACGATCGCTCCCCAGCCTGCGGTTCCGACCAACTCCTCCATAGCCTTCGCGAGCGTCCGATGTTCGTCGAACGACAGCTCGGCTAGGTACACCTTGTACACCGATCGCGCGATTGAGCGGGGATCGGCGGGGTTCGTGCTTGTGACGTGTGACACAAGCTGAATGTAACGCTTGTTACAAACGTCTGCGTCGCGGCTTGACGCGCAGCCGGCGCTTTTTGCGTCGCTTAGCGTCCATCGGGTTGTGCCCGAAGACGGTCCGCCCGCGCTTCATGTTCGTGAGCACGATCGACGGAGCGCGCGGCCCCTTGCGGAACGGTTGGGTGCGCCGGCTCGGGACCATCAGCCGACCGCCGGCTGCAACTGCTGCGATTGATTGAGCGCTTCGTCGTGCGGCTGCATCGCCGCGTCGCGCGCCTGCGACACCTGCGCCGGGTCCATGCCCTGCCGCTCAAGCTGCGATGCCATCTCCTCGGGCACGCTTGACGGAATCTGCTGCTCGTTCACGAGGTAGGAGTTGGGCTGGTTCACGCCCAGCAGTTGCAGCATCTTCTCCGTCGCCTTGCGCTTGTCGATAAACGGGTTGCCGAAAAGCTGCGCCCAGATCTGCGCGTCGTTGCGCATCTGCGGCGTGTTGTCGGCGGCGGTCGAACCGGGCTCGACGGTCGGCAGGAAGTCGCCGGAAAGATCGCCGGCGTCGCCGGTGAGCCACGACCAGCGGCGGTCGGGTGCGCCGGGCAGCGGCGGCGGCGCGGGCTGTGGCACGCGGATCGCAAACGAACGCTTGTGCTGCTGGTTCATCTGCACGAAGAAATTGATGTCATCGACGATCGTCTCCTCCTCAAGACGCTTGACCATGTTCTTGATGCGCTCGTTCGCTTCGGAGTACACGAGCTGCGCGCCGGTCGCCGTCTCCGTCACGCTGCTGCCGCCGGCGATGTCGAGCACGCCGGCCGTGCGCTGAATGTCGTCCTTGAGTCCGTTCTCCTCTTGGTAGGAACTCGCCGGCACGTCGTTGATGCGGAGCTGCTTGAGCGCGGCGTCGGGATCGCCATCGACCGGGATCGCGAATCCGCGTCCCCAGCGAATCATCGTCGGGTCCACCTTGCCGACGCGGTAAGCCATCGGCGTTTCGAGCGCTTGGCTCGCGTTGTCGCGGCGCTGAGCCCGGAGCGTGTTCAGCTCAAGATTCAGATCTTCGAGCGCATCGACGACGGAGCGGCCGACCATCTCGCCGGGCAGAGAGACGGGCCGGAAAACTGAGAACGGGATCTCGCCGTGCCAGTGCGGATTCTGCCGATCGGCGACCGGGAACGCGCGGTCGAGCACGACGATGATGCGGTCGCCGTTGTGGTATTCCCAGACCTCGTGAATCTTGCCTTGCAGGGGGCTCGGGCTGTCGAGTCCGATCGCGGTCGCCTTGCCTTGATGCACCTGCGTGTACTCGTCGTCCTTGTGCTGCCGCAGGATCTCGTCGGAGTTGACGCCCTCGGGGATCGCCCACTCGCCCGACGCGAGCTTGCCCTTGCAGTAGTCGTCGCTGCGCCACGTCCGGTGAATGGCCCACTCGATCGTCTGCGCCGATGAGCCGAACGGATCCCAGATCCAGTCGCGCGGGTCCACGTCGGCGGAGTACGGGTCGTCGTAGATCGTCTTGTTGAACGGGACCGATCCCCACGACTCGTCGGAGTTGAGGCCGGACTCCATCTTGACGAGCTTGCGCGTCTCCTTGACGTTCTTAACCCACGAATCCTTGCGGACGCCGATCCCGTGCAGCAGGCCGTGCTTGCCGGTGTCCTGCACGGACAGGCTGTACTTCATCACCGTCATCTGCTGACCGATGAGCGCCTGCATGTTGAGCGCGTTGTCTTCGAGTCCGGGCTTGGCCGGGTCGAGCCTCGGCACCGGCGCGTTGGCTGCCATGCGCGGCAGGATCGTCTCGATCGTCGAGTAAATGAACGGAATGAACATCGACGCGCCGAACATATTTTGACCGTCTCCGAGCACGCGCTCGCGGTCGGACGCGGACATATTGCCGTTGGACAGCCCGGCCCTCAGCGTGTCGTAGTTGCAGTACAGCGAATACTGCTCGTCGCAGCGCGCGCGGAACTTACGGTGCACCCGGTTGTCCGCGAAGTCGAACCGGCCCTTGACCAGATTGAGCAGGTCTTGGTCAGCTTGATTGAGGCTCGCCACCGTCGCCGTCCATTGACTGCGTGATTCCGATTGGCACCGGCTCGTCGTCGTCCGCCGGCGGGAAGTCTTCTTCCTCGGGTGCGGGCGGGAACGGGCTGCCGATCATCTGGGCGTACTGCTCGATCGTGAGCGCCGGGACTGAGAAGCTGCGGAACACGAAACCTCCCGTGAAGTAGTCGCCGTTCTCGGCCACCACGCGGATCGGTGAGATCGTTGTCGCGAATCCGAGCCGCTGCGCGAATCCGATCGTTGACAAAACCTCGTGAACGAGTCGTTCCTCGTCTACGTCATCCATGCCGGGCGGCGGGAGCATTACCCACTCGCGCTTGTTGCTTGCTTCGCGGCTCACATCGACCTCCTTGTCGTGTTAGTGCCGATTGTTACAGACTGCGCGGGCTGCCGCCTACATGGTCTTGCGGCCCTCGATGATTTCGGTCCGGTGCTTCTTGACCCAGGCGTCGCGCTCGTGGTCGCCCACGGCCAGCAGCTCCTTGTACGCCTCGCGGCGCGAGCGCGCCATCACCGCTTCCTCGTTCGCGTCGCTGCACTTCTTCATGTGCTTGCCGTAGCCGTCCTCCTCCTCGGCATAGAACTGCGCGCCGCACAGCTCGCATCTGTACTTGGGCATCGCCGACTTGGGCAGGTAGATCGTCTTGGTCATCAGTAACCAGTCCTCGGGTCGTAGGGTCGGGTGTTCTGCACGAGCACGAAGTCGCCGAGCTGCGGGCGCGGCTCCTCCTCCTGCTTGATCTGGTGAGCGATCTGCATCGCCATGACAAGGTCCGTGCGCTTGCCCTTCTCAGCCCCGGTCTTGCCGTTGCCGAGATTCACGTAGTTGAAGAATTGGCGCGCGATCTTGGCCGACATGATCCCGTGCGTGTTCGTGCGCAGGCGCTCGCGCATCGTGTCTTCCATCTCCGTCTTGGACGCGCGCGAGCTATTCCATCCGAGCCGGCGCTCCTCGTCCTCGTCGTCGCGGGTGTCGAGCCGCTGCCCGACGTAGACGTGCGGGTAGTGAAAGTCGCGGTGCAGCTTGTGCACGATCGAGAATCCGTAGCCGCCGGTCGTCTCGACGGCGACGAGCGCGTTGTTGAAGTACACGGCCGCGCGCAGGATCTCATCGGTCAGCAGGTCGGTGTCGATCCACGTCTCAAGCTCGGCCATCTGCTTGCCGGTCTTGTGGTCGATCACCACGACCGCGTGCGCCGCTGACTTGGCCGGGTCGGGCGACGGGTCGCCGGCGGGGTCGCAGGCGACGATGTAACGCCCCTCCTCTTTCGCGTCGCCGGGCTTCTGCGGCTCGGCCCACTTGCGCCAGAACGGATGGTCGTCGGCGAATCCGGTTGCGCTCGCCGGCAGCCAGAGCGCCGACTCCGCGACCTCGAACTGACGCGTCCGGCCGCGAACGGTCTTCGTCGCGCCGTCCCTCAGCACGCCGGGCTCGGGGCGCTCGCCCTCCTCGGTCACGTCGGCGTCGGTCCGCCGCGTCTGCGCTGTCAGCCGTCGCAGCAGGTGCTTGGCGAACACGGTCCGGCCGCTCGCGATAAACGCGTGCTCGGGCGTCGCCGGGTACTCCTGATTGAACAGCTCGACATCGGACTGGCACTTATCGACGATCGTGCGCCTGCGCCAGAGCAGTTGCTCGAACGTGCAGCAGAACTCCGACACGAGATACTCCTCGTCGTCGCCGAACGGACCGTGCGCGTACTCCTTGTCAATGAAGTGCTCGCGCTCGTCGTCGTTGGCGAACGGGATCGAGTAGCTCGGCTCCTCCCACCATCCGACAAACACGGCCGCGAAGCTCGACCGTCCTTCTTCGGCGTCTATCCACTGCTCGTGCCAGAAGTTGAAACCGTTCGCGGTGCTCTCGTCGATGATGAGTGAGTCGGGGTCGTCGGGCACGGCGTTAAACAGCGCGAGCACCTTGCGTTGGTCCTTCCAGAACGCGGACTCCGAAGCGTGCAGCGTGTTGATCGTCAGACCGCGTCCCGACTCGTACTCGTTGGCGGTGTCGATCTGGTAGCTCGAATTGAGCCCGGCGTGGCCGAAGCGCCGGCGGTTCCTGGCCGTCTCGCCGAAGCGCAGATATTTCCGCTCGGCAGTGTCAGACCAGCTCGCGACGGGCGGCTTGATAAGCGGGGAGTTGGGCAGGTGCTCGAACCCGTAGTTGCCGATCCCGAACAGCGCTGCGGCCGTCGTCTTGTCGTGCGCCACCGTCAGCGCGAAGTGGTTAGGCCGAGTAGTCGCCCGCTGGATAGCGATCTGCTGAGCGCTTGTAGAGAATCCGATCTTCCGCGCCTTGAGGACGCGCACCCGAAGCGGCTGTCCTGCGGCGAGCTGCTCCGCGAGCTTCTTGTAGAGCTTGCCTTGCCCGATCCGCGCGATCAGCTTCGCTTGCGCGCCGCTGGCCGTGACGATATTGAAGAAGTTGCGCGCGAACCATTCGTAGTCGTGCTTGAAGCGCTCTTGATCCAGCGCGCTGAGATCCATCTCGCATACCGACCTGACAACGGTCCCCGGCCAGCCTCATGCTGACCTTGTGCAGAATGTTACGAGATCAGGAAGCGGCGTGCTTAGTCACGGAATCGAAGTCACCAAGCTCGGCTAGCGAGTTGATGTCATCGACCACCGCGCCGGCCACTTGGATCCGGCCCATCTTGATCCACTTCTCAGCCACCGCGAGCGACACGTTGAACTTCTGCGAGACGAGCGCCACGAGCGTCACGCGGGTCGGTGCGATCTCGCGCCGGCGGAGCCGCTTGCCCGTCACCGCGTAGGCCGTCGCCGCCTCGAACTGCCGATCGGCCGCGAGCTGAATCGCGACCGCCATCCCGTGCCGCACGAGCGTCTCGCGAATCACAACCGACAGCGACAGGTCGGCCGCTTCGCACGCCTTCCTGATCGGCTCAAGATCGGTGTCGCTCATCCGAAACCGCACCTGCTCCTTGTTGGCCTTGCTCGCTTCCATCACTCGTCATCCTCGTCGTGCTCGTCGCCGGTCGCATCGACGAACTCGACCTCGGCCCAAAGCACCGAAGACCGCAGCATCCCGAGCGCATCCCAGATCATCGGGTGTTCGCCGTCAGCGGTCCCGCTCCTGTGCGCCAGGTATCTGTGCTCGGGCCCAACGACCTCAGCCGTCAGAACCCAGCGCGTCACGATCTCGTCCTCATCGCAAACGTGGTGCTCGACCGCCTCGGTCATCACCCGCACGTCGTCCATCAGAACAAGCTCGGACGCTCGTGCTTGTGGGGCTCAGCGTCAACCTCGCAAACAAGCGCAATGCTGCGCGCCGAAACCCAGAGCTGCTCGCCGGCCTCGTAGTAGTGCCACTGATCGACCCCGCGCTCGTCCGCGTGGACGTAGCAATCGTCGAGCTTCTTCCCGGTCACAACTCCCCACTCCTCGTGCCCGTGCATCGCCGCAACCGCCGTCGCGCATTCGAGCCCCAGAATCACCTTCGACCCGGTGACTAAGAGCATGCACGCCGGACCCTCGTAGGCATCAAGCTCGCTCTGGTCTTCGATGTAACTCGGATCCGGCATATTCCGAAACGTATCACGATTCATTTTCGGAAGATTTCAGGTATTGGATGTTTGTGGGTGGGAGTCTCATCGCGTGGTGGGACTCCGACGCGACGCGAGGGGGTGGCCCCCGGCGGCGTTTAAACGATCGGATCGGTTCGCCCATTCGGTGCGACATTCCACCGATGGAATGTCCGCTGTCTTGCGTGCTCTGCTCTGTCACTGGGAAGGGCACGCTCTGCACCCCTGCTCAGCTACCCCCGTGCTACCGCTCTGCTCTCTGCACCCCTGCTCTGCTGCCCCTGCCCGGTCCGGTCGGCCGGTCGCTGAATGCCGCATGAAACGTGCGTTTGCGCCTAAGAATTCCATCTCGCACAAAGATCAGTGTCCGCTTAGCCGGACGGCAAGGGCAAGCCTGCCCCTCTTACTTGGCTCTAGTTGTCGCCGGACGGTCCCGCGCGGTCAGTTGCGGCCGTCGATGTCCACTGAGCCGGACGGCAAGCCGCGCACGTCTGCGCTCTGCTCTGTCTGCTGCGCTGCTCTCTGCTGCACCCTCTGCGGACGGCATCGCGGACGTGTCCCCGGCGGTCCCCGGAAACTTTTTCGCTGAGACGCTCAAGTTATCGGACACCCTGCCGATACCTTTGCTACAGTTCCACAAAACGGAACACGGCCGAAGATGGCCGTTTAAACAGACCAGATCGGAGACAGGGCAAATGAACCGCGAAACATGGCTTACCAAAGCCACAGAGAAAATGACACCGATGCTTGCCGAACACGGCTACACGGTGCCGAAGGTCCGCGTTAGCTGCGGATGGCCGTCAAAGGGTGCGACAAGTGCCCGTAGTCGGCGGATCGGCGAGTGTTGGCACGGCCAGTGCAGCGCCGACGGGACGCGGGAGATTTTCATATCCCCGACCCTTGCCGACCCTGCCGAAGTTGCGGGCGTCTTGATTCACGAACTAGGGCACGCTGTCTTGCCAGAGGGCGCAGGGCACGGCGCAACCTTCGGGAAGTTCTGCCGGACACTAGGGCTGTCGATGCCCGCGACATCCGCGACGCCGGAAGCTGAGCTAGCCGCGAAACTCGCAAAGCTGCTCAAACCGCTAGGCGACTACCCGCACGCAAAGCTAACGCCGGGGGCAGGCAAAAAGCAGAGCACGCGCTTGCGCAAGATCGAATGTCCCGAATGCGGATACACGGCGCGCGTTACCGCGAAGTGGATCGACGTAGGTCTACCTACCTGCTGCTGCGGGTGCGAGATGACGGCCGACGTTTAAACAGTCGAAACCCCTTCGGGGGTCCGCGCGGTCTGGCCTACGCGCGCTGATGAGACAGGCCAAATTTTCACTCAACACAGATCGGAGCTAGACAGATGGCATATTCAGCGATGGACGCTCAGCGGTACCGCAACATGGCGCGCGACTGGCCGAAGGGTCAGCGCGTGCAGATGGCAGCGCACACCGACGCATTCATGCAAGGCGACCGTTACGGCGTAGTGCTCGACGTGTCGGCTAAGCGCGTCCGCGTGCAGATGGACAGGTCCGGCAAGACGCGCAGCGTCTCCCCGGCGAGCTTGACGCACGTCACGAGCTAGGTCGAAACCCCTTCGGGGGTCTGGCGCGATTGGCCGCGCGTCACTGATGAGACAGGCCAAAGAATCACTCAAAACAGATCGGAGACTGACCAAATGTGGACTATCACGAAAGACCACCTAGAGCACGGAAACGAGAACGACGCAAGCGGAACCTCAAGCATGGATTCCGCTGGCGACTGGCGAAAAGGCGACGTGGTTTCGTTCCGCCTTTACGACGACGACGGCGAGCTTTACTACACCGGCGAGATTGATCGCGAGGCGCACGATAACGCCGAAGACGGAGCGGTCGGAAGTCTCTACGAGGCGTTGCAGTGGGGCGCGTACTACGCCGGTTGCACGGACCTGCGCAC